CTCGGGGGTCAGGAGCTTGGAAGTGCAAGGCTTATCGACGTTGATGCGTCAACTCCTGCAGACTCTGAGATTGAGGCCGAAGCCAGCGACGTTTGACTTTACGAGTCTGAGCGAAGCGACTCTGATGGAAAAGTTGTTGACAATCCAGAATCTGTCCTACCAGACTAAGATACTCAAAACCAAGCGCGCAGGCGTGATCTATCGGATCACTGTGCTGGACCAAACCCATGGCTCTTGACATCAACTACACGCCCCCGCCGACGGGGGTTAAGTTCATGGGGTCCGACGCAAAAATGCGCGTGCTGCTCGGGCCGGTGGGTAGTGGCAAGTCTGTCACCTGTTCATTCGAGGTCATTCGGCGGGCGTCCATGCAGGAGCCGAACCAACAGGGGGTGCGCAAGACGCGTTTCGCTGTGGTGCGTGAGACGGCGAGGCAGTTGCAGGATACGACGATCAAGACGTTTCTCGATTGGTTTCCACCGGGGGTGTGCGGCGACTACATGCGCACGACCAAGACGTACTTCTTCAAGGTTGGCGACGTCGAGAGTGAGATCATGTTCCGTGCGCTTGATGACGCGGATGATGTGGCGAACCTCAACTCGTTGGAGCTTACGGGCGCGTGGTTCAACGAGTGTCGTGATATCCACCCTGACATCGTGGACGCGATGTCTAAACGCGTTGGCCGCTTCCCATCCAAGAAAGACGGCGGGCCGACATGGCATGGAATGTGGGGAGATACCAACCCGCCGACTATGGACACATGGTGGTACTACCAGCTTGAGCATCTCAGCCCTGTGGACGGGGTTAGCTTCAACGACAATGGCTGGGATGTGTTCAAGCAACCTTCGGGTCGTAGTCCCTACGCCGAGAACATAGAGAACCTGCCTGATGGGTATTATGATACTCAAGGTCGATCAGACGAGTACATTCGGGTTTATATCGACGGAGAGTACGGACTCTCCAGTGCAGGTCTACCTGTTTACAAATATTTCCGGCCAGACTATCATATGGCCTCTTCTCAACTCCGCCCCATTACCAACGGAGTCCGCCCAGTCATTGTGGGCATGGACCTTGGCCTCACGCCTGCCGCTGTCATTGGACAACAAGACCCGCGCGGGCGCGCACTGATTTTAGCCGAGGCGGTTAGTTTCGACATGGGCATCCAACGGTTTACGCGGCAGGTGCTTAAGCCGCTGCTGTATGAGAAGTTTTCGAACGCGCCTGTGCTTATTGTGGTTGATCCTGCCGGTTTGCAGAGGGCGCAGACTGACGAGCGTAGCGCCGTGGACATCATCAAGGCTGAAGGTCTCAGAGTCATGGCGGCGCGGACCAACTCCGTGGCGGCGCGCATCAACGCGGTCGATGAGTACCTCATGCGGCAGGTTGACGGCGATCCGGCCTTCCTCGTCGATCCCGGCTGTACACGACTTAAAGCCGCCATGATGGGGGGTTATCGCTACAAGCCCAAAGGCGATGGGGTCATTGATAAGAACTCCCACTCTCACGTTGCCGAGGCGCTGCAGTATCTAATGCTTCATATTGCGCAGGTGGCTGATGGTGGTACATTGCTGGCTCGGCGGGAGGTTAAGCCTCTGTCTGCCGTTGGGTGGACTTAAAGAGAGGACTTATGAATGGCTGATATAGCCCCTACTACGTCGATTGTTAGCGGCGTCCCTGTTATTAAATGGACGGGCGTGACGACTACGACGGACACGCCGCTTAGTTTTGCAGTCACTAATCCGGCCTATGCCTCTGTGCTTATCAGCGGCACTTTCGGCGGTGCGACGGCCAAACTGCAGTTTAGCAATGATGGAACGACATGGACCGACCTCAAAGACTCGGCTGGCACGGCGGTGTCCGTGACGTCGGCTACGCAGTTTCAGCAGGTCAACGCCTTCGGTGTTTACATTAAGCCGGTCGTTTCAGGTGGCACAGGCGACAACATTGATTTTACAGTTGTCTTGCGCTCCATCTGATGTTACAGGGTTACTTGGAAGACCTCCCACGGCTTTTCCATTGCCTCTAGACTTAGCCTCGGCGGCGTGTTCCCTTCGCCGCCGGGGTTTTTTGTTTGCATATCCGACCCTTGTACGATATGTTTAAGATAAGCCTAGAGGTTTGATTAATGGCCGACTTAAAGATTTCCGAACTTAATGATGGTGTATCTGCTCTGGCGGCGGATGAACTACCCATCGCGCGTAATGGCCAGAACTATTACATTACGGTTCAGTATCTTAAGAATTTTATATATGGCTCTTCTGGCCAAGTTGTTGTCGCCACCGGCAAGACACTGGCTGTTAATAATTCTATCACGATGAACGGAACGGATGGAGTTTCCGTTGACTTCGGTGCAGGCGGCACCTTTGCCTATGCTTCTGACGGCTTAGGGCAGTTTGCATCTACCACATCGGCGCAGCTTCGTAGCGTCATCTCGGATGAGACTGGCACTGGTTATCTTGTCTTTTCCGATTCACCTGCTCTAACGACGCCCGATCTTGGTACGCCATCTGCTGCTACGCTCACTAACGCAACTGGACTGCCGCTAAGCACAGGCATCATCGGTTTTGGCACGGGTGTCGCTGCGTGGTTGGCTACGCCGTCTTCAGCCAATCTGCGTACGGCTGTGACCGACGAGACCGGTTCCGGCGCACTCGTCTTCGCAACGTCGCCTACGCTGACGACGCCAGACCTTGGCACGCCTTCAGCGGCTACGCTGACTAATGCGACAGGCTTACCCATCTCGACGGGCGTAAGCGGACTAGGCTCCAATGTCGCCACGGCGCTTGCGACCAGCGTAGGCACTGACGGTGCGTTTGTTGTTAAAGGTGGCGCGCTCGGCACGCCTTCGTCGGGGACACTGACCAATGCGACGGGACTACCTATTAGCACAGGCGTTAGCGGCCTTGGTACGGGCGTTGCGACGTTCTTGGCTACGCCGTCGAGCGCGAATCTTGCATCGGCTGTCACTGATGAAACGGGGAGTGGGGCGCTAGTCTTTGCTGATAGCCCTACGTTCACGGATGACATCACGCTCGGTACGCAGTCTACGACGCGTGGCTCCATTGTCTTTGCCAACACGGCTTCCGGGTCTAAGGCTGTCACGCTTCAGTCGTCCAACTCAACGGCTGCGGCTTATACTATTACGTTCCCTGCGGCTGCGCCGACCAATGGATATTATCTTCAAACTGATGGCTCGGGAAATCTCGCGTGGGCTGCAGCCGGTGGCGGTACTGGGTCTCCCGGCGGCGTAGACACAAATGTGCAGTTTAATGACGCTGGTTCATTTGGTGGTGATGCGGCCTTTACCTATAACAAATCTACAGATACCGTTACGTTAGGTGAAGCATCTACATCGACCGGGTCGCTTAAACTCGCTAATTCCGGCACGGCCAATACTGTTACAATTCGGTCTGGTGTTAATACCGCGTCATGGGTAATGACGCTCCCGACTGATGATGGCGCGAGTGGTCAGCTTCTACAGACAGACGGTAGTGGGAATCTGTCTTGGTATACGAGTACTGCTACTGGTGATGTGGTTGGTCCGGCATCTGCGACAGATAATGCTATCGCTCGTTTTGATGGTACGACTGGCAAGCTTATACAGAACTCCGCTGTTACGGTTGCTGATACGACTGGCGATATTACCGGCGGTAAATATAACGGTCTGACTGTTTCGACAACGACCGGCACGCTAACGGTCGCAAATGGTAAGACACTGGCGACGGACAATAGCGTTACATTTGTCGGAACAGACGGAAGTACAGTTAGTTACGGCACCGGCGGAACAATCGCTTATACGAGCGGTACACTAGCGCAATTTTCTTCCACCACCTCTTCACAGCTTGCTGGCGTTATTAGCGACGAGACTGGCACTGGGTCGCTTGTATTTTCTAATAGCCCAACATTTAACGATGACATTACGCTCGGTGTTGCTTCTACAGCTACCGGCGCGGTCAAGTTTACGGGCCTTACTTCTGGCCTTGTCACGTTATCTGTCGCTGATATAGCTGGTACTTGGACACTTAAACTGCCGACAAGCGCTGGTTCTAATGGTCAGGCTTTGACGACGGATGGCAGTGGTAATGCGGCTTGGACGACGATTACTGGCGGCGCGACCGGCGGCGGGTCTGATTCGATCTTTTGGAACAATGGGCAGACGGTGACGACAAATTATACTGTCCCGGCGACAACGAATGCTGGCACTTTTGGCCCGATTACGATTGATTCTGGAGTAACGGTCACGGTTAGCTCCGGCTCTAATTGGACGGTGGTATAATATGGGCGATTTAGTCCTTAAAGGCGCAACGTCTGGTCAGATCACGCTGACTCCGACTGCTATCGCTGGCACGAACACGCTGACGCTTCCGGCTAAAACCGGCAACATCATTACATCTGCGGATAGCGGGACGGTGACGCAGGGCATGATCGCCACGGGCGTAGCAAATACTGGCCCTGCGTTTTCTGCTTACGCAAACGCTAACCAAACTGTTACGCTGTCCACAATTACTAAATCAACGATAAATACGGTTGTATTCGACACAGCATCTTGTTTTGATACGACAAACAATCGATTTACACCTAATGTTACCGGATATTATCAAATAAACGGCATTATAAGAGGCGCTGCCGCTACGACATTTACGCAACTCCGCGTCTACATATATAAAAATGGATCGTGGTATTCTAGCGGTAGTGGTCTTTACTCCACTTTAACCGCCGGCGGCACAAATGAAGTGCAAATTTCCGACTTAGTATATTTGAACGGCTCTACGGATTATGTTGAACTGCATGGTCTTGTCGCCGGTTCGGGTACAGCGACATTTACCTATGCCGCTGGCATAGGCGCGTGTAGATTTTCAGGCGCTTTAGTGAGGGCTGCATAATGCCTTTGATTCTTTCAGGAACGACCGGAATCTCTGGTGTTGATGGCTCCGCTGGCACTCCGGCAGCGCAGGGCTCCGACACAAACACCGGGCTTTTCTTTCCAGCCGCAGATACTGTTAGTTTGGCGACAGCGGGCAGCGAGCGTCTTCGCGTATTTTCTAGCGGCGGAATGAGTCTCGGAAATACAACCGATCCCGGCGCGACAAATCTCTCCGTTTCTGGCACTGTGGCTGACGGAACGGCGGTTATCAGACCACTCGTCAATGGTGGTTCGTGGACTTATTCTAGCGGCACTCCGTCAACGATTGATCTGACGACGACAATGCCTTCATGGGTCAAACGCATCACCATAATGCTGAACGGTTTGAGCTTTGCGGCTGGTGGCATTTCAGTTGTGCGTGTCGGCTCTGGCTCGCTTGTGACCTCAGGCTATACCAGCAATAGCATGTCTTTTGCGACAACTCCGACAATAACTTCATCGTCTCAGACCGGCGGCATGGGTAATATCGGTACTAGCGCCGCTGCGACTACTGTAAACGGAACGCTCATTCTTACGAGTGATGGCGCTAATACTTGGACATATAGCCAGCAGATATTCAGAACGACGGATAACGTCTCTGTGCTGGCGTCTGCTTTTATAACGCTATCCGGTTCATTGACACATCTTTCTTTGGTCGCCACGACCAGCACATTCGACGCTGGCACCGTCTACTGGACTTACGAGTGAGACTATAATGGCCTCTACACTTAAATGCGACACGATCCAGAACGCTTCTAGCGCAACAGCTAACCTCACGTTAGACACAAGCGGCAACGTGACTGTCGGCAATACTCTGGCGATGGGTTCTAGCTTTCTGCGGAACCGCATCATCAATGGCGATATGAGCGTTTATCAACGTGGGTCCGTAGCGGCGACAACATCGGGCGCGTACACGTTGGATCGATGGTTTGTTACGCCGACTGGCGCGACTGTCACGGTTACGCAAAGCACAACGACTATCCCGACTGGCTTCGCTGATAGCCTTAACGTAGCTGGCGCGGCAAGCGTCACCAACGTGTCTGTCCGTCAGCGTATCGAAAGCGTTAACACGCAGGACTTGGCCAGCGGCGTTATTGTGACGGTATCCGGCCGCATCTATCAAAGCACCGGATCGGCGGTCACGACTGCGACGATTGCATTGGCTGCGCCGACTGCGCTGGACAACTACACATCCACCACATCGGCTGCGACGACTTACACCATTCCAAGCATTGCTAACGCTACATGGGTTCAGTTCAGCAACACGTTCACGCTGACGGCAAGCTGCGTCAATGGCCTACAGGTGACGATTGCGCTTGGCACTGGACTGACGACTGGCTCATTTAACCTTACCGGCGTCCAGCTAGAAGTCGGCTCAGTTGCCACACCGTTTGAGCGCAGGCAGCATGGGCAGGAGTTGGCGCTGTGCCAGAGATATTATTATAGAATTACCAGTAGTGTAACAAATGGTTCATTGGGAACGGGCAACAATGGCAGTACAACACAGGCTAATATTTTTACCCAGTTTCCGGTGAATATGAGAACTGCCCCAACTGCTGTAGAACAAACTGGAACCGCTGCTGATTATCAAGTTAATTCAGTAGTATGTTCAGCCGTTCCAGTATTCAGCGCAGTCACAGATGTGTGGGGTGCACTAACCACATTAACAGTCGCGTCTGGATTGACAGCCGGTCAATGCGTAAGGGGTTTGACGACATCATCTGGAAAATATCTCGGATGGAGTGCTGAACTATGAATTATCAATTCACTGACAGCGCTAATTCTGTCGTTGCTAAAATTGACGATGACGGCAAGTCGCGCATTTCGTTTATTGCTGACGCCGAAGGACCGTATCAGGACGAATACCGCGCTTGGCTAGAAGCCGGGAACGTTACTGAGCCATACGTTCCGCCGCCGCCTGCTATCCCGCAACAGGTTCCCATGTGGGCCGTTCGCACGGTGTTGCAGAACGATGGCCTGTTCGATCAGGCGCAGACGCTTATCAACGAGACAAGCGACAACGCTCTTAAGAACGTCTGGGAATACGGCAACTTTGCTGACCGCAATTCCCGCGCGATTAGCGTCCTCGCTATCGAACTCGGCCTGACCGAAGCGCAGATAGATCAAATGTTCATTGACGCCAACAATCTTACGGTGTGATCCGATGGCTGGACTTACCCTTCTACGAGTCGTTAGTAACGAACAACTCGACAAAGCTGAACGCGAACGGATGGACCAAGAGGTTCAGGCTAGGCAGCAGGATTCTGTAATCATTGGGCTATCAGCGCATTTGAAAGAATGCTGGGACGCGGCACGCATTGCTCGTGAGCCAATTAGCCACATTATGCTTCGGGCTATGCGCCAGCGTAACGGAGAATATGAAGCTGATAAGCTTAATGCAATCCGTAACCAAGGCGGGTCCGAAGTCTATATGATGCTTACGGAGGTTAAATGCCGGGCTGCTGAAAGCTGGCTCCGGGATATTCTCCTAGACACTGGATCACCGCCATGGGATTTAACGCCGACGCCGATTCCAGATTTATCGCCTAGTGTTAGCGCGGAGCTTCAAGAAGCTTTTGCTGAAGAAGTTATGGCGCTTATCCAAGCAACAGGTTCTGCGCCGAGTAAGTCGGAAATACTTGAGATAAAAGAGTCTGTTGCTCAGCAGTATAGGTTCAGGGTACTGCAGGCTGCGCAAATGCGCGTTGACAAAATGAAAATTAAGATCGAAGACCAGTTTGTACAAGGCGGCTGGCCGGAGGCATTCAACGAGTTTATTACAGACCTCGTCACCTTCCCATGCGCCTTTGTCAAAGGGCCAATTGTTCGGCGGCAGCGGTACCTTAATTGGGCTAAAACTCCAGATGGCAAAACAACCGTAGACGCTGGTGAACGCCTAGCGCCAGAGTTCGAGCGCGTTAGCCCATTTAATATATACCCAGAACCGGGGATCACCCGCATTAATGACGGGTATCTTTTTGAACACCATAGGCTAAGCCGCACTGCTTTGGCCGATCTTATTGGTGTCCCCGGTTACGATGACCAAGCAATTCGTAAAGTCTTGGAAGTTGGGCCGGGCCAGTCTTGGGTGACTGAAACAGTTGAAAGCCAGCGCGAGGAAGAGGAACGTAAGTTCTATACTGAATTGCGCCCGACTGATATGTTCGACGCCCTTGAGTTCTGGGGTAAAGTTAGCGGCAAAATGCTCCGCGATTGGGGGATGGATGAAGCCGATGCCCCAGATGAGGCTCGTGAATATGACGCCAACATCTGGCTGGTAGGTAATTACGTCATCAAAGCGATCTTGAATTATGATCCGCTGGGTGAGAAGCCATACGCCAAGACGTCATTTATCAAGACGCCGGGTTCGTTCTGGGGTCGTGGTATCCCTGAAATCATTGAAGACTTGCAGAATATTTGTAACGCCGCAGCCCGCGCCCTTGTGAACAACATGGGCATCGCGTCTGGGCCGCAGGTCGAGGTTAATCTGGAGCGTATCCCCCCGAACGAGGATATTACCCAGCTTCATCCTTGGAAGATTTGGCAGGTTCTCAACGATCCGCTGGGTGGATCGGCTCCGGCTGTTCGGTTCAATCAGCCTAACGATAACGCCAACACGTTGATGGCTGTTTATGAACGGTTCAGTCGTCTGGCTGACGATCACTCCGGTATCCCGTCCTACATTTATGGCGACGTCGATGTGAAGGGCGCTGGCCGCACGGCGTCTGGCTTGTCCATGCTGATGGGTTCAGCCGGTAAGGGTATTCGTCAGGTTGTCATGCACATCGACAACGACATCACGATGCCAATTGTCGAGCGTCAGTTTATCTACAACATGCGGTATGATGCTGACGAGTCGATCAAGGGTGATGCGCAGGTTATCCCGCGCGGTGCCGTCAATCTGGCCGTCAAAGAAACCGTCAACATGCGCCGCGTCGAGTTCCTCAACGCCACTGGCAATGAAGTTGATATGGGCATCATCGGCAAAGATGGGCGGGCTGCTATCCTTCGTGAGGTTGCCAAGGGGCTTCAGATGCCTGTGGATGAAATTGTTCCATCTCGTGAAAAACTTGGTATTACGCAGAGGATTACGCAAAAAGCTCAGGCTGCACAGCAGCCGAAAGGCGCTACACTAGACCAAGCCGGTAATCCCGCCGGTGGTATGGCTGCTGCTTCTGCTAGACCACAAGGCGGTGGAGCTTGATTCGACCGACTCCCGAACTTCTTCAGCAATGGGCTTCTATTTCCCGGTCTCATCCGGCCATCCTTGAATGGCTTACGGAATGGCGACAGCGCGAGATAGATCAGCTACCTTATGTTGGAGCAGACTCTGTTCACTTGGCTCAAGGGCGTTGCCAAGTGTTGACAGAAATATATAAGTTAGTGCAGAATGCCCCTGATATGGCAGCAGAATCTCGTCGGAGATAGCCGCCACTTAACCATACGCACACCGAGAGGAGCGTTCTATGACCATTCCTGAGCAGATTCGCCGCCAGTCTGAGGCTGTGGAGAAGTTCTACAAAGACAAGGAAACCAATTCTGAATCAGTTGAGGCTAAGACCGATGAGACTGAAGCGGAAGGTTCTGCATCTGTAGAAGTTCAACAGACCGACAGTGGGGAGAACACTGCAACTGCGTCTACTCCTAACGAGCAAAGGCAAGTAGGCAACAAAGGAGACGAAGAAACTTTTGAGAAGCGATACAAAACGCTTCAGGGTATGTACAACGCTGATACAGTACGTCTTCGCACTGAGAATCAGCAGTTAAATCAACGTCTTACCCAGATGGAGCAGCTTCTATCAACGCTTTCCGCTAGTCCTGCACCAAAGTCTGGGACTGTAGAAAGACTGATAACCGATAAAGATGTTGAGGAATACGGTGACTCTATCGAGGTTATGCGTCGTGTAACCAAAGAAGAGGTATCCGCAGCGAATCAGAAGATTGCTGATTTGGAACACATGATCCGGCAGATGCAGGCAAGTGTTCTCCCCCGCGTCGAACAGGTTGCCCAGAAGCAGGCTTTATCATCTGAGCAGTCTTTTTGGTCAGAGCTATCTGCAGTTGTGCCTGATTGGCGGGATATAAATGCAGACCCTGCGTTCCAGAATTGGCTGCTAGACATTGATCCGCTAACCGGCACCACCCGGCAGGCGCACCTTGAAGACGCCCAACGTAATTTGGATGCGTATCGCGTCATTAATTTCTTCCGAATTTGGCAGGACATTAATGGTTCACAAGTTGCTCAACCACCTCGGGGCGTAGCTTCCGAACTTGATAGACAGATTTCTCCCGGTCGTAGCCGCAACGGTGGTTCGCCCAGTAGCAATCAGGCCAAAGTGTACGGACCGGAGGACATTAAAAAGTTCTTCGACGATGTGCGCAAAGGCGCTTATCAAGGTAAAGAAGCTGAACGCGACCGAATTGAACGCGATATCTTCGCCGCACAGCGCGAAAATCGCATAGTCGCAACAGGTTAAATGGAGCTAATCCATGTCTTATCCGGTCTCTTCGGGCCGTCCGAACTACTCGGGAAACTTTATTCCTGAAATTTGGTCGGGCAAACTGATCCAGAACTTCTACGATACTACGGTTCTCGCGGCCATCGCTAACACTGACTACGAAGGTGAGATTCGTAATCAGGGTGACACGGTTAATATCCGTACGCAGCCGAACATCACGATTCGTGACTATACCAAGGGTCAGAATCTTGTTGTCGAGAATCCCGACAAGCCGAAACTTCAGCTTGTCATTGACAAGGGCGAGTACTTTGCCTGCGTTGAGGACGACATCGACCGCGTCCAGTCGGACGTTAAGCTGATGGATATGTGGTCTAAGGATGCTTCCGAGCAGATGAAGATCAAGATCGACCAGCGCGTTCTTGTTGATATGGTGCCGGATATCGCCGCCACGAACAAAGGTCTGACGGCTGGTGAGCAGTCGGCTGCCTTTAACCTTGGCACGACTGCCTCTCCGCTGACGGTCACGAAGGACGGCTCCGGCGGTACTGTGTCGGTTATGGACCTTATCGTTGATATGGGTACCGTTCTCGACGAAGCTAACTGCCCTGAGCAGAACCGCTTCCTTGTCATTCCTGCCCGCATGGCCGGTCTGATTAAGAAGTCGGAACTGAAGGACGCTTCGCTGACGGGTGACAGCCAGTCGGTTATCCGCAATGGTCGTCTGGGAATGATTGACCGCTTCACGATTTACGTGTCGCACAATCTGCTCACCAGCAGCGGTAAGACCAATGTTATCGCTGGCACCAAGATGGGCTTGACCTTCGCTTCGCAGATGACGGAGATGGAGACCATTCGTTCGGAAACGACGTTTGGCGACATCGTTCGCGGCCTGCAGGTCTACGGCTATAAAGTCGTTAAGCCTGAAGCGCTCACGACCGCTGTTGTTCAGTTCTCGTAAGGAGGAATAAAGATGGTTGCTTATACGGACTCCTACGGGTTCAATAAGGGAACGGCTGCGTTCCCGGCTTATGGCGACACCCGCGTTTCGTACATCGAAGTCGAACTCGATTTCGCTGCGATTGTGGCTGCTCGTTCGGCTGCTAGCGTTACGGCGCTGGCGGCGGCTGACACGCTTCAGGTCATTCAGGTTCCGGCTAACGCTGTGGTCCTGCACGCTGGCTTCGAAGTCACGAAGGTCGAATCGACCAATACGACGGCTACCTTTGACTTTGGTTTCACGGGCGGTTCGCCTGCTGCGGCCAACGCTTTTGGTAACGATATTGCGTCGAACGCCCTTGGTTGGTCATGGGCTGCTGGTAACGGTCTGGCGAATCCGGTTATCATCGGTACGTCGAACGATACCATCGACCTGCTGATTAACACGGCTGCGCCTACGGACTGCGTCCTCCGCTGCTTCGCGGTTGTTCTTAACCCGAACTGATCGTAGGGGCTTCGGCCCCTACTTTCTCATAGGAGGATTAAATGTCTGTTTATGATGGCGTTACACACTCCAGACTCAAAGCCATTAATCTTGAAGCTGATACGCTGACCGTCACTAACCACTCGGTTATGTACACGAAGCGTACCCGCTTTACGATTGCTCAGGTCAACGCTGGCGCTACGCTTGTTGCTGCGATCTCGGGTAAATCCATCCGCATGGTTAATTGTAAAGCCATTGCGATTGGCGGCGCTGCTGGTGCTGTTACGACTGTTGACGTTACCGGTACGTCTTCCACTTCGCGTAAGCTCGTTGCTTTTGCTCAGGCCAGCCTGACGCAGAGTACCGTTCTGACCGCTGGTGGCACGGGTGCTGCGGTCCTTGCTGATGGTGCGTCCTATACGGCAAACGATGCCGGTACGGCGATCAATGTTAGCAAGACTGGCTCAAGCATTACGACTGCTACGCATATCGACATTATCTTTGATTATGTCGTAGAATAATGGCAGGGGCTACGGCCCCTGTTATTCTTTTTTAGGGGGCTAATATGCCATCGAATTTAACTGGTAGTAAGATTAATGAGACTTACTCTCAGCTTTTACATATAGATGGCGGTCCCACGGCTATAGAAAAAGCTGTTGTGAGCGGCACGGGTGCCACCACAGCGTTAAGTCTCGGGACTGATTCGGCTTCTATTGGCAATATACGACTTTCCGGTAACAGCATTAATGCTACTAGTGGCACTGTTCAGCTTACCAATATTGCGATAACCGGCGGCACTGTATCCGGCATAACTGATCTAGCTATTGCTGACGGTGGGACCGGAGCATCTACAGCCGCCGACGCCAGAACAAATTTGGGCCTCGGCACTATAGCCACCCAAAATTCAAATAACGTTGTAATCACGGGTGGGTCAATAACTGGCGTTTCTATCCCGCTAACAGCTATTTCTGATATTAAGTATGGACAGTTTTATTCTACCCAAGATCAAACTGCGGCTGCTACAACTCCGACTGCAGTGACATTTAATAATTCGTCTGCATTTAACACTGGTATTTCTGTAGAGAGTAATTCCCAACTTACTGTCAATACAGCCGGTATATATACTATTACTACCAGTTTACAATTTACTAATAGTGACGTTTCTGAACAAGACGCCACCGTTTGGTTTCGTAGAAACGGAAGTGACATTACGGCCTCAGCTTCTAAAATAACCGTGCCAAAATCTAGCGTTGGCGGCGCTCTACTTTTCCAAGTGTCAATCTTCGAAGACTTAGCAGCATCTGATTATATTGAAGTGATATACTACTTGGAGTCGGCAAATATCTCTATAGACTACATTGCTGCGGCGGGTTCTGTTCCAGCAATCCCATCTGCAATCGCAATATTGCAGAGGATCGGATAATGGCTAAAGTTATAAAAAAATCCGAGATGCCCTGTAATAAACCAAGGGCTACTCCTAGCCACCCAAAGAAGTCACATGTTGTCAAAGCATGTAGCGGAGGCAAGGAAAAAATTATTCGATTCGGACAGCAGGGCGTATCCGGTTCTCCCAAGAAGGCCGGGGAATCAGAATCTTACCGCAATCGCCGGGAATCATTCAAAGCGCGGCACGCAAAAAATATCGCTAAGGGTACTATGTCCGCAGCCTATTGGGCCGACAAGGTTAAATGGTGATGGCAAAAGCTACGCCAAACAATATGGCTTTATGGACTAGGGTTAAGGCCGAAGCTAAGAAGAAATTTAAGGTTTACCCTAGCGCGTATGCAAATGCGTGGGCCGCAAAAGAGTATAAGAGCCGGGGCGGCACTTGGTCTGGTGCAGATAATAGGGTGAAGCGTGGCTAAAGGTGGGCTTGGTAAATGGTTCGGGGAGAAGTGGGTCGATGTAAAGACCGGCAAACCCTGTGGTCGTTCTGGCTCCAACGATAAGCGTGGGTATCCAGCTTGTCGTCCTGCAGCGGCGGCAGCGAAAATGACTGCTGCAGAGAAGAAAACAATGGCTTCTAAGAAGACGGGTCCAGCTAGAAAGTCTTGGCCTGTGTCTCCGTCAGGTAAAAGGAAGGGTTAACTATGGCTAAAGCTCCTGCGAAGAAGACGAAAGCTCCGGCTATGATGATCGTCGTTATGAAGAAAGGTAACGGCGGTAAAAAAATGCGGGGCGGCTGTGAGGACGAAGGCGAAGAATACCGCAAAGGCGGCATGGTTCGTAAGCCGAAGAAAAAGGGCTGCAAATGACTAGATGGTTACGCCATAAGCAAGATGGAACCATTTACGAATGGAATCACTATCTAGCCAACAACCCAAAATTGGAAGAAGTCTCTGAGGAGATTGCTTTCCCTGAGAAGTATATGACGGATGCGCATAGGCAGCGGGTAGCCAAATTCTCTGAAGAAATTCCAGACGCGTCGGAAGTTGCCGAAGTGATGGCTGCACTTGAAATTCAAGCGGAAGATATTCCTAGAGAGAAGGCCGCTCGTAAGGGTAAAAAGCGCAGGGGAATTGACCTGCATACAGATGACATCCCAGAAGAACCTGAGTATACTAATCCAGAGCTTAACGCTGAAGCGTCTCGGGGTTTGCTGTGACACCATCTGATGCGATTGAAGAAGCGCGACGTATTCTACAAGACGCTGCAACACCATACCGTTACAGCGATGTGGAATTGTTAAGCTTCTTCAATCAAACACTTAAGCGCATGGTTGTTCTACGCCCTGATCTCTTTGGTGAGATTGGGGATATTCCTACGACTGCCAATACCGCAGTTCAGGCAATACCTAGCGACGGTATGCGCCTCATTGATATATTTCAGGTCAAGAACGGTAATGCTGTAACTGAGGCAGACCGCGAAACTATGGCCCGATATGCCCCAGATTGGATGAATGCCACGGCTGGAACACCAGTCAATTTTATGCGGCATGTTAAAAATCCAGACAAGTTTTTTCTGTATCCGCCGCCTGCATCTGGGGTTACGCTAGTTGGTGAGTACGTGAAAGTCCCTAGTGACTACGCTATAAATGACGTTATATCTAAACCCAGCGATGCGTTTTTGCCTATGATCGTAGACGGATTAGTGTTTTTGGCTGAGTCTATTGACGACGAGAGCATTAATTCTAAGCGCGCTGAATTTTTCTTACAGTTGTTCACAAGTCAGGCAGCTTCGTCTCTGCAGAGTCGGACGCTCACAGATACAAAATCTGCGGCTATGAAACCGTCTAGAACAGATGCAGTTATCGGTGAGGTGATCTGATGGCTGATCGGTCTTTTACCACGCTAGTTCAGGAAGTTAGTGCGAGTGCGCCCGGTTGTCCGCAGCCTGTCATGCTTCGTGAGATTCGTAAAGCCGCGATTCGGGCTTGTGAGCGTACACTTCTTTGGCGGCATGTGGAGCCTAAGTTTAACTTGTCTCCCGGTGCTTTTGAATATGGGTATAATAAGCCCCAGAATACTGATGTCCACGTTGTGTTCGACGCCATGTGTGATGGACAACCGTTGGAAAAGCTTACGCTAGAAGAAGCACTCACACGCTATCCGCAGTGGGCTGATGTGTTTAGCGGATACGCCCCTGATGTTGCATGGAGCGAAACAACAAAATCTCCGTTTAACTCTAATCCGTATAATTCGGTAGAGTTTAATGATGCTAATACTTACGCTACGTTAGAAGAACTTGATTCTGCTACAGCTACGGACCTCTTATTGCAGGAGAGCGGCGACTCTATTTTGCTGGAGACCAGCCCCGGTAATAGAGCAAATTCAGCTATTAACGTGCTGTACGCTAGGGCCGGTCTGAGCGGGACGTTTAACGTATTCAAGCCGACATTGGCTGATTGCTCTTCGCCACGCACCATATCTCAAGTGACGCCTGATAAGTTTATAGTGCTGCCATCACCGGACGACGCCAAGATTTATTCTATGCGCATGTTCTATGCACTCAAGCCCACGCGTAACGCCGATGGTATGGAAGAACATATATTAGATGAGCTAGAAGACGTCATTGTTCATGGCGCACTACAAGAATTACTCTTTATGCCTAATGTAACTTGGGCAGATAGAGAGTTAGCATCGTACCACGCGCGGCAATTTCTACTTCGTATATCCGAACGGCGCGCTCGTGCCAACCTTTCTAACATGCGCGGGTCTATGACCGCCCGCAGCCCGAAGTTTGCGTAGGAGATAGATATGACTGTCAAGTTCAAAAATAACGCAGTCGGATATCTGTCTGCGGCTATTTCTAGTTCAGATTCAAGCGCCACTTTGACCACCGGTGGCGGCGCTGGATTCCCTTCGCTCGGTGCCGGTGAGTATTTCTATGCCACTATAACTGCCTCCAGCGGTGTTTACGAAGTTGTCAAAGTAACGTCTAGATCAACTGATGCGATCTCCATAACGCGCGCACAGGAAGACACGACAGCCATTGCGTTTCCATCGGGTTCTATTGTTGAACTTCGGGTTACTGCGCAGGGCATAACTGATGCTATCAACGACGGCGTTACGGCATTCGAATCTGGAGTGTTCACTGCCGATGGGTCTGGTACATCGGTTGGTTTGCACATCGGCACTGGTAAAACGCTTAATGTTACTGATGGTACGCTGAAACTTCCGGCGGCATCAAACCCATCACAGACCGTGGATGGGTCAGTCGTTTGGGATAGTGATGATAATCTCCTCACTGTTGGCGACGGCGTCTCTCGTAAAGTTATGGTCGATACTGCATCGTCACAAACTCTTACGAATAAAACGCTTACGTCTCCGGTTCTTACTACTCCGGTCGTATCATCTTTCTCTAATACTGGCACTATCACTCTGCCGACTTCGTCAGATACATTAGTTGGTCGTGCGACGACAGATACACTGACTAATAAAACGCTTACGTCTCCGATTCTTACTACTCCGGTCATCTCGTCTATTGTCAATTCCGGCACACTGACGCTTCCTACGACTACCGATACTCTTGTCGGTAGAGCCACGACGGATACCTTAACTAATAAGACACTGGCAGATGCAGCAACAACTGGGACTTTGACGTTCGGTGCTGGCACTACATCGAAAGCACCCATAAAGCTTACGTCTGGCACTAACTTATCGGTAGCAGCCGCCGGTACTGCAGAGTATGACGGCGATGTGTTTTACGCTACGGCAACGACCGGCAATCGCGGAGTCATTGCCACACAGCATTTTATTGTTCTAACGTCTTCAAATACGCTAACTAGCCAGACGGCAGCGCAGCCTATATTTGACGGCGGTGGCGGTCCCGCTGGTGGCGCTATTACCTTGCCGGTCGGTACGTTCTTCTTTGAATGC